ACGGCTTGCCTCTGATGATGAGACGTATGAATAATTACCGATAGATACCGAAACTAAATAGGCGGGTACGTTTGCAATGCGCGCAATTTCTTTTGCTTGATATTCGGCGGCGTCAATAAGCAACATTTTGTCCGGGGTTGCGTTGTTAGGTATTACCTCTACAAATTCGTTTACGGCACACGTGGCCGACGCGTAACGCGCGGAATCGTAGGCCGCTGCCAAATCGCTTAGCTCTTGCGGGCTCATGGGCTCGCCGCCAGTCTGCCTAAGCGTTACGGCTGGTTGCAGCGAGCTCGAATTGCGGTTGCGGGCCTGCTCTAGCTTTAGCGCGGTATCTACTGACGTTGCGCCGGTATAAATCAAACCTTGAATTGGGCTTAAAAACTGTACGCAATCCTCGTAACGAATTGGTAAGCCCTGAAACAAAATTTGTTTAGACGGGCCGAACCATACGCCAGTACCTTGTGCTTGGTCTTGTGTTGTAATCATTGCAGCGGGTAGACGTGTAAACGCTGCCGGGTATCCGTCGGCGGTGCGCTCGGTTATATACCAAAATGCCCGCCCATAAAAAAATAAATCGTCAAATGTCCACGAAAGTATAAAGTTATTTGTTACGCCCTTGTCAATACGTCGCAACCAACTACGCGGCGCCTCGGGCACTTTTTCCATTTCGTCGCCGTTCCACATTTCTTTATACATGACAAGCGGCAGACAGCCAACAAGGCTTGCCATTAAGTCGCGGCTACGGCTAATGGTTGGCACTTGCATAAAACGGCTACGGTTTACGCCGTCAGTGTACGCAAAAAAGTTGCCAATTTGTGACGCGCCAGCGTTGCTACCGGCAGCGGCTTTAACAACGGTTGCTGGTTCAGGTTTGCGCGTAAAAATAGCCATGCGTTTAGTGTGCCATATTTAGGCGGCTAATGGTGGCACTCGCTGGCGGCGAGCAATCCCCGACGGAAAGCAAGGCCAGCGAGCGCCACACAAACTTTAGCGGTTAGCGCCCATAATCATTGGTTTACCGACAAGTTGCGGGCGGCTTGCCATGGCCGCGGCCCATACCATGCAACGCGCTGCTTCGATAGGGCCCGGGCTTCGTGTCGAGGATAAAGCAACGCTTCCGTTGTGTTTGATAAGTACGGCCCGCTCGACGTGTTGTGTTAGTAGTAGCTCGCCGTTGTGTTGTAAACGGTTTTCTACAATCATTGAGCGCACGGCGGCCGTCCATTTCAGTAGCTCACGGTAGCCAACTATGGTGCGGCGACGCTCTAGCGCTGGCGGGCAATGCACCTCTAACGCGGGGATAATTGCTAGGCGTAGCCCCGGGTTGTTTTCTATTTCTAGGTCAACTAGCCGCCACATTTCGGCAACGCTGTTAGCGGTAAACGCTACGGTTACGTGTGTTTTGTTGCCAGCTTGTACGGCGCGCACGGCGGTATAGCGGGCTTCGTCAGTTGAGCTTTCGATAGCCAACACTCCGCCGGGGGGTGGCGGGGTGTCGGTTTTGCAAGCGTCAAAAACTCCCGTTTCTAGCCAGCCAGCTGTTACGGCCTGCCACAAGTTAACCGAGGCTCGTAAAAACGCCGAGCGGTTAGGGCCTAGCGCTTCGCCCTCAATTACGTCTAGGTCAATCAGGCCGCCAGCTAGTGCGGGGTTGGCGTACTCCCATGCCTCGGGCGTCATTGGGTCTAGTTGTGGGCTTGGGCTAAATTCGGCAAAGTACAACGTAGTTTGTTTGCCGCTATCTATTGCCCGTAGCCCTTGGTCACGCCAACGCAATAGCGCGGTACTTTCTTGCGTACCGGCTGTACTAACAAGCAAACACAACGGGTTTTTACGTGCACGTTGAGACGGTAGTAAACCGTCGTCTATAGCGGCCTCAGATATTTGCCATACCTCGTCGGCGGTGATTAGGTCGGCGCTGTAACCGTGACCTGCTGCCGGGGTAGCTGCTCGAATATGCCACACGCTGCCATTCGGCATTGTCAACTTTTGGCGGCCGTATGACCACGAAACTTCGGCCCCAAATTTGGCTTCCATGATTGGCGCCAAGTAACTGAATTGCGCGGCCGTTAAATCCAACTTATGGCTAACGCTAATTACTGTTTGCGGCTGCCCTCGGTGCTCTGCTTCTTTAGTAAGCCAATGCCCGATAACCGCGCTACTTAAAAGGCTCTTGCCGTTCTGCCGGGCCACACTTATAAGGCCAACACGGTGTAACCATTTGCCTACGTCGTCAAAAGCGGTTAAACCTTGCAAACAATGCAGCTGCCAATCCATAAGCGGTAGCCCAAGCACCCTCTCCGCAAACTCCCCAATTTCGATAGCGCGTGATTGGCTGCCAACGTGCGTAGTTGTTTCTAGTCTCGGCTGGTAGCGGCCGGTTAGAGCTGGTTGCGGCTGGTTTCCAAAAAATATAGGAATTAGAGCTTGCGGGGGCTTCGCTTGCGTTTGTAAAAAAACGGGTTCCGCAAATCCTTGTGGTGTAAGGGTTTTAGCGCGTTGTTTTTGTTGTGCGTATTGTTGGCCTCGTCGAGCGTTACAGGGTTTGCATGCCGGCACGAGGTTTTCTATTGCGTTGGTGCCGCCGCTGTCGGTGGGCTCTAGGTGGTCGGCCTCGGTTGCTTGGTTTACTCCGCACCAATGGCACACGGCGTTGCCGTTGTCGAGCACCTTTAGCCTGTTGTGTTTGAATTCTTTTTGGTTGCGTTGCTTACTGTTGTTTGTTGTAGCCATTGCTCACGCGCCTACGGCTTGTGCTAGCGCGGCGCAAGCGCCTTGCTCTCGTGGTTGCTGGTAGCTGCTCATGTCGGGTTTACCTCGGTTGTGTTGGTTTGTTATCGGTATGTCAATGCTCGAGCGATTAAAGCCTAATGCGGTAATGCTCACCCACGGGGTTGCCTCAACCCGTACCCTTGCATTACTTGGCTGGTTATGTTTACAGCCCGCCCCAACACGTCACCCAATTAGGGGCGTGTCGGTCTACCCACGTCACCGTGTTTTATACCTGTCACCTTGCGAGGGGTGTAGGCCTTGGTGCTTGCCGATTGTCTAGCGGTTTGTTATTGGTTTTTAAACCAATCAACGCTACTTTTTGTTTGCCCCGGAAACATGCGTTCATAACGGTTAAAGCAAACAATGGCGTACTCGCGTGTTTTCCATTCGTCGCTATACAACGCCGAGCCCAAATGCTCTGCCAAATCGTGTAGCAAATCTGCTCTTTCGTTTTGCGTTTTGTCGTCCATGTTGTACCTTTCGTTTAGTTGCTCGGGTGTGCAAAGGTGCCAAATAGTAGCGCTTGTATCTCTTGCATTTGTGCAGGACGCCATACAAACGCCATTTGCCCACAAGCGCGTAACGCTGCTAACCATTGCTCTTGGCTTGCTGTTGTCTTGCCGCGTTGTGTCTTGAGCTCGGCAAACACAACCATTGGCTTTAGCCCCGTAACTATGTTGCCCGGGTGCACTAGCACCAAGTCAGGAAAGCCGCTGTCGCCTTGTGTTGCTGTAGCCCAACTACCGTTAGCACGTTGGCTTGGTAAATCATGGTGCACTAGCCAGCCAAAATCACGGGCAAGCGCAACAATTGAATTTTTAAACTCTCGCTCGCTTAATAGGTTAGGCGTAAGTTTCATTGCGGCTTAAATGCTCGACGTAGGGCCTCATGCGCCAAATTCAATTCGTCTTGTAAGCGGTCTGCCTCGGTTTGCAGCTCAACAATGCGATTGTTTAACTCCATAACTACGGCTTGCTCGGCAGCCAACTTGCGGGCTATTTCCATGCTGTGTTGGCGTACGTCGCGTAGGTCTTGTGCGTAGCTGTAGTTGGACTTGTACCGGGTCATTTCAACGCCCCAATTACCTTGGTTGCGTCGCTGGCGGTAAGCGTTTCTAGTATCACGTCGTTACGGCCCAACAATTCGTGCAGCTTCAGTAGTAGGCCGCCCTCGTCGAGCTCTAAGCCTTTAGCCAATGCTTTAATAAAGTTAATTTGTTTAGCGCTGGCAAAGTTGCCGCTAGGTGCTTGGTCATTGGCTACCGCTTTTGAGCCGGCAACCGCTCGAGTGTGCTCGGGCCTTGTCATTGGTTGGCTGTCGTCGTCTTGGCGGGCTAGCACCTCGTTTTTACTGGCAATGCTTTTGTTGACGCCAAATCCCATATAGCCAAGCGCACGGCCTAGCGCGCTGGTCATGCCCACCATAAATTCGCTGTTTTTTGTGTATGGGGTTTTGCCCGGGTATGGCTCGGCAGCTGTCGCAATCGCTGGTATCGCGTCGTCAATGTCGCGGTACACGGTCACGGTGCAGCGGTAAAAGCATGAGCCGTCGGGCATTGTGACTACTTGCGCGTCGGTTTCTTGTATGCGTAGGTTCGGGTATTTTTTTAGTGCTTCCGTTAAACGGGTTGGCACGTCTACGTAGTTGTCAATGTTAAAGGCCATTAGATACCACAATCTCGCAATTTTCTACGCTTAACACTTGCATTGCTTGTGCGTATGCTTTCGCGGCGTACGGTGCGTGTGGTGTTTTGTTTACGCCAGCTGCCAACACGTTTAACAACCATTCGCCCGCGTCTAAATCCTCGGGGTCGTAATCGTGCATTGTTACTAGCAACGTAACTTTTTGTAGTTGCGTGTTGGGTGTTTCTACTTTTTCTTGCATGTCGGGTTGTCCTGTTCTAATCGGGATTGTATTTATAGCACACGGGTATTACGCGGTTGGTAAGTCTGCCATTGTCCATAGTTTGTAGCTTTTAACCCAATAACTACCGCCGCTGTTGTCGTCATGCTCGACGTGTTGCCAAGCCAGCTCGGCTATTTGCCAGCCGTACAGCCAGCCAACCAAGTTGTAGGTATCGGGTAGTAAGAGCTGCACAAGCACAAACGGGCTGTTGGGGTAGCGGTCTATTTCTACGCCCGGCACGATAAGGCTTACGACGTCATTGGTGCAATCGGTGGTTTTAACTTGGTAAATGTCTACGTCGCCATTTAGGGCGTTGTGTTCGGCGCTGCCCAAAAGTGTTACGCCCGGGTGTTCCAATAGGTAATGGTCGGCAAATACAATCTCACCTAACGCGCCGATTGCTTCGCGGCCTGCTCTAAATTGTTTACGGTCACTCGCAAACGTGCTGGCACACTCTTTGCGTTGCGCGGCAATAAATTTGGCGTAATCCTTTTGGGCTTGGCTTATTGTGCCCGTGTCGGTCACGCGTCGCCGCCTAACGCCTCTATTGCTAACTTGATAACAAACGCTCGAGGGTCTTCAATACGCACCATGTCAGTATGTAAGGCCCGCAATTCGCCTTTTAAATGGTAAAGGTGCCGGGCGTGTTTGCTTTCCACGTGCGCGGGTTTTACTAACTCGTCCAAAATGGTAAACATTTTGCGTGTTGTTTCGCTAATGCCAATTTCAGGGTATTGCTCGTTGCTCATGTCGGGTGTCTTTCGTGTCGGGTTAGTTTGCTGTTTTCCATGGTAGCCAACCGCTGTTACGCCAAATGGCTACCGCGGCGCGCACGTTAATTTGCGGGTCAAAAAGTTGGGCGCAATCGTCCAAAATGCCTTGGGCTTGTAGCCAGCCGGTCGGCCAGTATGTTGAGGGTTTGCACCAAAAGTAATTTAATTGGAAATAGCCAGCCGAGCCGCCCATTGTGTCGGTCGGGTTAAAAGCGTCATGGGTGCAGCGGCTCTCACGGTAAGCAACTTTTAGTGCTGTTTCCATTTCGGCTACGGGTAGGCCCTCGAGCGCTAGCAAAGTGCCAACAATCGTGCAGCTGTCCACGTTTACCGTAGTAGTTGGTGCCGGCACCGAATAGGGCACATACACGGTGCTAGCAATGGTGCTTGCTGGTTGGTCATTAGGCGCGTTTAGAGCGCTTGTAGTGGCCGCAAACCCTAAAAGGGCTGTAACTATGCCTATTACTAATTTGGTGCCTGTAATCATGGTTTTACCTCGCATTGGTAGGGGACGCCCCACGAGCCGCTAGCCAAGGTTTTAAAAGCTAGTTGCGCGTGTA